ATGGTTACATTCCACCATGCTACTCCGTCCTCCGGGTTCTTCACAAAGATTCCCAGTTCGGTATACACTGCCAACCGGCTTTCCGCCGCACCCCTCAAAACACCGTCGGTAATTGCTACCCCCGGCTGTCCAACAAATCGTTCCTCAAGGTACTGCCTCAAGTCACGGGATGCATAAAGCATTTCGGAGACTACTGAAAACTCGTTGTATTTCAGATCATTAGTCTGATAAGTATTGAACTGACGTACCAAATGCGGTTTACCATTTGAAGCATAATTGATAGCGGCAACTCCGTTTTTCAGTAACGTCTCAAGCTGTGAGTCTGACAATTTCCATTCCAGCTCAATGAAGTTCAATTCTTTAAATGTCAATGGTTGATTTATTGCCAGCGCGCATTTCATACCCATCAGCATACAAGCCGCATAGCTCCCACCATAATTCTGAATGACTCCGTTCACATCCCTCTGAGTACCGCCATTAAACGCGTACATACCCATTTTGCTGTTAAGCGCAGGAGACGCCGCAATAGCCGCTGTTATTTCAGTAGCAACAGTACCGGATTTCCATGGAGCACCCACAAAAAACTGTCTTTCCTTTCTACCGGTTACCGCGCTCATAGTCTCACAATGCGTCTTAATGGATGCATGAACAGTAGCTGAATCATCCGGCGTTGACACATACTGAATGTCTTCAGCCTCAAGTTGCAATAGTGCCGCAGTCCACTCAGTCGTACCATAGGTTCCTTCCGAACCACCGGTCAAGTAAGTCTCTGCAAGATTCTCCGGGATTACCCTATCATTGGTTAGGTTGTTTGCTTCCGCACCAATCCTTGCCGATCCGGCATTTAGAGTATCAATAATCGCCTGAAATGTGCTCTGTTCAACATATGGTGAAGTATTGATATCCTGTGCACTGACCGCATCGATTTCCAGACTGCTTGCCAATTCCTGCCCGGCTATCGGAGTACAATCAAAATTAGTCTGATCGTTGATAAACGCCGCAAGCTCTTCAATCGTCAGATAATCGTTCAGATCGATACTCAGACCTCCAGCCGAACTTACCAGTGTGTTAGCCGCAGAATTGTTTACAATAGTCATCGTACACACGGCGTCAGTATACTCTATTGTAAAACTCTGTCGTCTGATATTATCGAAGACTTCATCATCCTCAGCCTGATACGAAATCGTAACCTTTTTACCAAATGTATCGGTGCTTGCTTCCATTAGCACTTTAATCTGATTCGTGTACGCTCCATAGTCTAATGACTTCAGCTCAATCATGTCGTTGGAACTTCCATCGACAAGTGGCACTGACCCTTGTACCGCTGAATTGACCCGCATTGCAAATACCCGTTGTGGATTCAAGCCTCCACCGGGATTGAACGCAAGTCGAACAGCTTCCATTAACGCTCCGCTTCTTAGAGTGGCAACGGCTTCTGCTACGGTATTAAACTGCAAGAGGGTTGCAGGTTGTCCACCTGTACATCGCCCCGTCGCCACACCGTTACTTGCAGAGACTAATCCGCCAGCCCCTTTTACGGAGTCAATCCGGGAATACCCACCCGGAATGATATGTGTGCTTTTTTTACCAGCACTCTGAAATGTCCTATAATTTAGGCTCATTTGTCACCCTCCATAACCTTGTTTATTTCTAAGCGGTTTTCCATATAAAACCGCCTGTTTGTTTAATAATACCTCGTATAGCTTTGCTTATATTTCCTTTGTGTATCCCTGTTTTTCGGTCTGCCATACTTATTGACGGATATACTGCAATAGTATTGCCTTGATAATCCATTTGTTTTACTTGCTTTCTAGGATAAAGACATAACCCGTTTGCAAAACTACGTTCAATGTTTTCCATCACAGACATAATTTCTAGGTTATCTACACAATTATCCAACTTATTACCATTTTTGTGATTAACAGTTAGATCGTTTATTGAGCCTATAAAATGTTTTGCAATAAGCCGGTGTACAAGACTAAAGTTTTGTTTTCTATTATTACGTAAACTACACCTAATATAACCATGGTTATCTATCACTGGCTTCAGTTTTCTAAGCCTACCAAATGCACAGCTATAAACTGCGCCGTCATCAGTAACAAAATAACCATAGTATCCCTGTACTCGACTACATCTCATTCCATGAACTCCTTTAATACCATTTTCCAATCCTCTTCTGTTTTAAGTATATCACGATATTCAGCTTTCTTATAAGCCTGCGTATACCGGTGTATCTCAGAACCATGAAGTTGAAGATATTTCGCAATAGTAATCTTTACAGACTTTTTCACTCCCGTTTTTTTAGCCATATACCACCCCTTATGTTAAAGTAAAATATTGAGGCAATGCTTGTGTATTTATTTCAGATATGGTATTTACACCGGTATCAAACAGAACTGCCTCATGGTTCATGCTTGCCTCTACCCGAATATTCGCACCATACAACAACATCCCAAAATCAAGATTGATATCCCCGGATCGTCGACCGCTCATCCCGGCTAAGTCTATTCCATCGTTATGAATGTCCACACGCTTCTGTGTTATAAAATGTCCGGTCATATCATATATAAAACTCGTTATCTCTTTGTTATCTGCCCAAATATTAAAATCTATAGAATGTTGAGTATGATATCGCCGTTTAATCCCTATAATATTCCCAGCAGAAGTCAACCGTTCCTGAATCTTAGTCCAACCGCTATCAGACACAAAAAACGCACCCGCCTGTCGGTATCCGTCTATTACCGCCATATCCTCTACCGTAAACACCAAAGCTTCGTAGTCATCCCCAAGCATCTGAGCATCTTCCTGAGCACTGGAGTCAGCTACAGTTATAGATGGGAATATACTAGTTTGTTGTTTCTGCCCCAACACTTCCTGAGCTAACAAAATAGCAAACGGATGGATGGTGCCGACTCTGATATTGTCAAAATTAGGGTATAACTCTGAATAACCCATGGTTTCCAGAAAATCTCTGAGCGTTCTTGCCAACATCTTCTCAGGGTTTTCAGAATCCAGAAGATAAACATATCTCTGATTCTTATCAGCAGATCGGATGTTCGCTCGTGAAGTCTTATATACCTTCATTTTATATCCGCCTCCAGTGCTTCCCTCAAAATACCTTCCGCAATAGGTTGCAGAAAATCAGTAACCGCTTTCCTAACAGGCCATGGTGGTTTTTCAGGTACGATCCATGACATCGGATCGCTATGAGAAGATACAACACGAAACGTCATATATCCCCCTTTCTTTGATTTAGTAGTACTCTGTTGCAACCGTACCATTCCGGCATATTTCCCAGTCTTCCATGTAGATTGTCCAAGAGTCTTCCCTTTGCTCTTGATTATTTTAGACCGCCGCCCCACCTGACTCTTAGCATCGTACTTGATTCCCCAAGTATACTCTCGGTTGCCCGGTGTTATGCTCGATTTACTTGTGTATGAAGTCCCGGAAATGGGTGACGCTCCTGCCTTTTTAGCGTCATCCGTTTTCTTGACTTCCTGCGCAAATGATTTGTATACAGATAACGGCATGGGATTACTCCGAAATGGATCTGCATCCGGGTCGTTGTGTTCAAACCGTACAATGTTATACCGCCCGTTTTTACCCATCCGGGATTTCGCACCTCTCAGGAGTCCTTCTTTTAGGTCAATCGGTCCATGCCCAGCCTCAAGTAATTCGGTTACCCCCCTGCCTGTTTTAGTGGTATACCCTGAATAGATTTCCCAGATCATCGGGGCTATCTGCCGCCGCTCAATAGTTCGTTGATAGTCTGTCGAATGGATCACAAAAGGAAGACCCGGATAACTTGCACCTTCAGCCGCTCGAATCCATGCTTGTTGATATAGCGTACTGAGCTTTTCAACCGCCGCCTCAGTATGCGCAAGTATCAGATTTCCTTTTCCCTGTTTAGCAAGCTGTACAAACTCAGGGATCAGCTCTTCAACTTTGATTCTCAAACTACCAGCCATTAGTATATTATCCTTTCATGCACCCTATCAAACTGCTTTACACTTATCCGATTCACAAATGCTTTATTTTCTGAGTTTCTTAATGAGTGCATAGATTCGAGCGCGGTATATGTTGGATGATATGTAAACTGAGCAGTATATGGAAGTGCCGGTTTTGTAATATTCCATTTCAATTCATTCCGCTCAAAGATTTCCACATCATTTCCCTGACCGGTTGAATATTCCATCCCAGCTTCATCAATAACCCGCAATAATCGAGACAGATCGTAATATGCAGTTATCACATCGTTTCCCGCAGTGAGTGAAGGAACTACAACCGCCCGACCTATCTGTTCAACTGACATAGCTGTAAAAAGATCATCAGTAGCCACTTGTGCCCAGTAAGGAGTTATAAGAACTGCGTCTGCTTCTTCCAGTATATAAGGTTGTTTATACCTCATTTTAGGACTGATACCAACAAGTAGAAAATCAAATGGCATCTGATATACATAGTCCACTTGCAGAACATCACCACTCTCCCATATTCCCATACCTGACAAATAGATATACTCTTTAAATGCCGATGTTACGGTATACGTTTCTTCTTTGTCTACGTTATAAACCCGACTTACACTCTTCAAAGACCCTTCAAAAGATTTACCTTTCTCGTTAAACTGAGTAGCTATCGTCTTCAGAATATTAGTACCATATACAATGCTATCTTCGTCAGTCACGGATACATCAGGATTCCATTCATAAGCCATGGTGACTTTTTGCCATGCTTTCGGATATGGAAGATCAACCTGAACATAAGAATAATCCGCCGGTTGTGTCCCGGATAGTACCAATACAGACCCTTGCCGGTATACTATAGCTGAATCGGGTACTACAGGCGCATAGTTTGGATAGACTCTACCAAAGGAGTCATGCTTAACAATCTCATTCAAAAATCGAAACTTCCCCGGAGATTTATATATTTTTCCTCTGCCTCCACATAATCCACATGAAGGATCGGGTTGCATGCTATCGGTATCCAAACACGGACATGTGATACCACTGACCCATCGCAACCATTGGCCATGCCTTGCCAGAGCCGCTTCATACTTTACAGGATCTTGAAATGTTCTAAACTGAGTATCTGACATTTTACACGGCCCCTACAAACGATATAGGAATAGGTGAAAACTTATTCCTGTTGTTTTTCAACCACTCTTTTATCTCATCTGAATATTGCTTAATTCTCGCCCCGAAAAAAGCTGATGTCGCACTTTGAGTTGATGAAAAGCTCTCTGACAGTCCATCAAGACTGACCGACTGACTTGAGAATCCAGCCATGAGTCCATCACCCACAACCGCTAGTGCTTTGATAGCCGCGTACTTTCCAATAGTTCCTCGGAGTCCTTCAGGTACAAAATCCGATGACTCATATCCAGTAGAATAATCAATTTCAAACCCTCCCGGATATCGCCGTGCACCTACACCCGTCCATAACGGACCATATACTGAGTACGGTCCATAGCTGAAACCACCCTTCGGAAACATTCTGACCTGTCCGAAATGTTTGTCTATACGCATCCAGTTATTGTCTACCATGTCCATAATTTCACCCTGAACAGGGGAATACCATTTAGCTCTTTCAACAGATATTATAGGCCAGTGTCGAAGTTGTATAAATCCATATTCACGCCATTCTTGTGGATCAAAATCATACGCATCTTCCTCATGAGTATAATCCACGTTTGCTCTCCACAATCTTGACCGTGTTAATCCCGGATTTGCTACAGCATTAAAAGTCATGTACTTCTTACGCCGAATGTCCATAGTCAGATAATCTTCAAACTCCGCCAATGCCTCAAGCACTATCTGATCGAACTGTTTATCAGTAAACTCACTCTGAGCAATATCAGAACCTATACAATCAATCCCAAATAACATAGTCCAGCGCATGTCATCCGCAGTATACACCTTTCCCCACTCCCCTGAAGGTGGTCCATAATTCCCAAAGGTGTAGCCAATTTTTTCAACCTCGGTACCACCTTGTATCGCGGCCGACTTAACACTCTCAGCTCCAGCGGGTTCTTTAAAATAAGC